AAGCCAATCAAGTTCGTATCGGACTACGCAGCTCCACCAAACACCTTGTACGCTCTATCAAGCAAGGAAATCGTTGTAAACCGCAAGAAGGACTGGTCTTGGATGGACCGCGATGGATCAATGTGGTCCCGCGTTGCAGACACAGACGCCTACGAAGCTCGCTACTACCAGTACTCTCAGCTAGGTACCTACCGCAGAAACGCACACGCGGTACTATCTAACATTACCGAGAAGTAAAAAGCGAATAACTGCCCGTAGGGATCAGGCCCCCGTCTCACCTGGTCCCTACGGGTTTTAACACAGGAGACATAATGTCATATATTGAATTTGATAAGATCGACGGTCTTTATTCAACAGACCACCGCCGGGTTGCTGAGGTTATCTCCGACCTATTTCCAACAGTAAGACTAATTAAAATGGACTCACTTCACCCGGCATTTGACCCAGAGCGACCTTTTGTATTAGTAGACGAGCCTCACATGCTTCCACCTTACATAATTAGGTACATGAAGCCATCTGAAGTTGACCAGAGACTTGTTGCGTGGCTTGTAGAAAACAACATGCAAGATCCTAATTCAAAAGTTAATAGACTAAAAATTCTTGAAATGGCAGAAGCTGCCATGAAAGCCAAGCGTGAGCTTGAATGGATGGACGAAAAGAAAGACATGATGAAATCTATCGTCAAGTCTAAAAAGCACGAATACCGTCACAATGGAAAGGTCCTTACTAAATAATGCCAGCAGAAACCTTTACTAGAACAACCCAGGATGTGGCTGACCGCATCAAGGTTTCGTTTGGCGACACTTCTGGATCTCAAATTACTGACGCAATGATTGTGCGATGGATCAATGACGGTCAGCAAGAAATTGTAAACAATAACGCAATTCTAAAAGACACTCGCTTTGCTAACATTGTTGCAGGACAGGCTGACTATAGCTTCCCGGCTGATCGAGTACAGTACATTGAGGCCCTTTACGTTGACGGGCGTCCTGTAAGAAATGCCACTCCTCAGGAATTTAGGGAATACATTCTTAAAGAAGACCCAAACCTTATTGCCAAAGCAGACATTCCTAATCTATGGCAAGAACGTGCTGGCATTATTACGTTCTACCCAACCCCGCAAAAAGACTTTACAAATGGCCTGAAAATGGAATATGTAAAGCAGCCTGTACCCATCACCGCAATAGGCCCAGGGTTTTTGCTAAGTATTCCAGACCGCTATTTAAACGAGCTAGTTTCTTACGTAATGGCAAATGCGCTTGAAATGGATGAGAACTTTAATGCAGCAGAAATAAAGAGAGGACAGTTCAGGGAAGGCCTTGACCGTCAGTACCTAAAGGAAAATACTTCTCAGATCTCGAAGTATCCTCAGGTAATGGCAGATCCGGACGATTACCTTGTCTGAACTAGTAAGAGAGCGCTCTGTAGCGCTTACTGATTTTTCTGGTGGTCTAAACAACTACTGGGACCCGGGATCAATTGCTGACAATGAAGTTCCATTTCTGCAAAACATGGATTTTTCACCTAACGGTGCTTTGATCTCTAGACCTGCTATCTACGACAGCGGTATTCCTGCCCCCGTAAATGGGCAGTACACAGATATTCTTGGTTACTATTTGCCAGCAAACGGTAGCAGGTACCTAATTGCAACTTCCGACGCTAAAACCTGGTCATATGATCTTCAGGCCGTTAGTCCTAGCTGGGTAGAAATATGGGCCTTTAAAGCAACTGGCTTTGTCCAATATAACGACGAAGCTGTTTTTTGCAAAGCAAGTACTGGCGGTAGACGTTGGACTGTTGCCGGCGGTGGCACAAACATAGCAACAATGCCGGCACTAGATGGGCTAATGATTTTTAGAGATAGGTTTTTTGGCTGGGGTGTTGCCGATACAGCTAATCAAACAAAGCTTTATTTTAGTGACATTATCACGCTAGCGGAACCGCTGGGTGTCTACAATTGGAACGCTGACTCAGTATTTAATATTGGTCGCGGTGACGGACAGCGAATTAGCTACGTACTTGCTGACTACAGCAAGATTATTATTTTTAAGAGCAAATCAACTTACAGCTTAACTTACAGTGCATTAGTTGAGGAAGGCGTGATTTCTCTAATTCAACAGGGTATTGGAGCCGAAAATCCTGACTGTGTTGCTAACTATCAGAATGGCTATGTTGTACTCCACGATCAAATTCTTTACAAGTTTATGAACGATTCATACAGCCCATTAAACGCTCAAAAAGTAGTATTTGATACTGCAACTGGGCCTTGGAAAAAAAGTTTTGCTGTATCAGTTTTTGGCGAGCGAGCTATTGTTTGGTTTAGCGGTAAAGTTTACGTGTTAAACCTAGAAACCGGAACTTGGAGTATTTGGGAATCTGAAACCTACGCAGCCATTTACAAGCAGCGTGATCGCTTAAATGATGAAGTTCTAGAAAACGAAGTTGCCTATGCCGTATCCGGATCAAATACTTCTGGCAAATGGAAAATCTACTTTATCGAAAACAAGCCATCTACCTCTCAGGGTTCAGAACAGTTTCAATGTGTACTACGCACAAAAATCTATGACTTCTTGACACCGGCCGAATACAAAAGATTGTACTGGTGGGGTGTTGACGTTTCTGGAGTTGGACAAGTAAGAACTAACGTTTACATAGTTGGTTATGAGCGCTTTTACTCGTGGGATTACATGGAAGCTTACGATTGGGACGCTTTAGGAAGCTTTTCCTGGGATAGGCCAGGAACTGGAGATCCAGCAATCCGCACATCTAGAACTATTAGCGATTTTGAGCCTCGTAGGACCTTCTTAAAACTAGACGAGGGACTGCGCTTTAGACGCTTGTACTTTGAGGTATACTTGAACTGCGATGGCACTCCCGCTACCGCCCCAGCCCAGATCTTTAGCATCACGCCATTAGTTGGCATTAAAGCTAAGATGACGAACGGAGCAAGCTAATGGCCAAGATGTTTGGTGCTCCTGACTTTAACCCGTTTGCAGCCGGGGCAAAGGTGTACGGCGGTGGCCGGTTAAACCCAACTATGGGCCCAGTTGACAAAAGTGGTTACGCTGAGCGTGATCGCAAACTAAAGGTGCGCAGAAATGCGCTACAGGCAAAGCTTAAGGCTAACGGCAAGGGTGCTTACGCTAGCGCAGATTCAATGAGGTACAACTAATGGCTAAGTACACAGTTGCAGCACCGACAAAGGCGAAAGCTCTTGCAAAGCAGTCCGGAAACACCGCTGCAGAAATCCGTAGATTAAACGACCTTACCAAAGGTCAAGAGATTGCTGCCGGTACACAGATCCGACTGGGCAAGGGCTTTAACATTAAAAATGAAGAAGCAGCTCCTGAAGCTCGTGTGCCAAACACAGATCCTGCCAGAGCATTAAACGACCCAATTTACCAGTACTACATGAACGAAGCTATGGGCGACTTTAGGACTAGGGGCACGCAAGAGCGCGAGCGTCTTTCTAACCTTTACACCGACATCTACGGTGAAACTGGCCAGCTAAAAAACTTTGACACACAGGCTTTAGAGGATCAAAGAAGACTTGCTGCAGAAATGGCTGCTAGAGGAACATTGCGTAGCGGTGCTTATGCTGGTGGCGAGCGCGGTCTAGGAACTCAGCAGCAGAAGCAGCAAGCTTCTCAGCGTGCAGGAATTGAGAAGGGTTACACTAGTCAGACTTCGCCTCAGGCTTTATTTGACATGGGCCTAGCTCGTGACGAAAAAGGCAAGGTTCGTGAGCTGGTGCAAGGGGAAGAAGTTTCATGGACTGACCCGTCCAGCAAAGAAAAAAAGACCATGAAATACGATTGGTCTCAAACCACTGCGGGTAGACAGGCCAAGCAGGCTGCCTTGCAACAGTGGCTTCAAAAACAACTAGCTGGCGTAACGAGTGTGATGTAATGAGCGATTTTAATTCAGGCGACTACAAGGCTAAGCCTTTTGTGTCTAGAGGTAAAGGACTAGTTTCTAACACTCAAGACTGGAGAACTCGTAATCTTTTTCAGACTCCTGGCGGCATTAGAAACACTCAAGATCCAATGCTGCGCAACATTATGGGTGGTGCTGGAACTCAAAGTTCTGCTCCTACTCCTGGTGCATTTTCTTTTGGGCCTTCGGCTAATGCATTTACCGGCATGACTGCTGATGCTGCTGCAAGGCGCGCTGGCGAAGTAGCGCCAACTCCAGAGATGCCAGCTTCTGACCCATACCTAGACCTATTAAACCAGCTCTTCCAGCAGGCTGGTCAAGGATCTGGCGGAGCAAACCTTTCCGGTTACAACGCTAGCCTAAAAATGCTTGGTAAAGAACGCAAGCGCATGAAGGCTCGTTACAAGAAGTACAGCGAGCAGATCTCTGACATTTACGGAACCCTTACCGGTATAAACACAAGCATGATCGCAGGAATTGCCCCAGCTGGCGAAGCAATGCGCGCTGATCTTGCAGCGCAAGAGGGCCAGCAGGCTGCAGCTACTCGCTCAGCTGATGCTGCAAGACTAGAGGCAGCCACAAAGGCTCGTGCAGAACTAGGACTAGAGGATGTAGCATCTCAGTACGCAGGTGGCGACGTAGCTACAACTCAGGCTGAAGGAATGATTACAGACCGTGCTGCTAACGCAACTGCAGCTCAGAACACTTTGCTTGCTAATGAGGCAATTGCTAAGCAGCAACTAACTAACCAGAATCTTGGACGAGCCGTGCAGGAAGAAGCTTCAACCGCAGGGCTACAGCGCTCGCTGGAGGACGCTTTATCCGCAATTAGAGCTGAGCGTGTAAACGTACTAAACCAGCGTGCACAGGCAGCTAGCCAGGGATCTGGACCAAACATTGGCGCACAAATGAGCATACTTGAAAAGATCCAGCAATACACTAACCCTCAAGCACCGGGCGAGCCTAGTGCTTTAGAAGTATTTAAGTCTAGAAATAAGGGTCTTGAGACTGTTGCGGATCAGGCTGCCGACACTTTTACCGACTGGGTAACAAAAAACTACAGCACTATTCCTAGCGTAAGGCTAGGAAAGAGCCCAGATGCTCGCGAAATTGTCAGCACATTTATTAGCCAGGTTGGTACAACCGTTCCTGCGGCTGAAACTTGGGCTAGAAACAACAACATATACAACCTACTAATACAATTAGCCTCTCCTCCAACTAAATAGGGCAAACCTAGCCAGGTATTGGTAGACTATATATATGGGCACTAGTGAGCTTTTTGACAAATATTTTCAGCAGGTCGCCAAACAGGCTGCTCAAAATAAAACTACCCCTACCCCTTCCTCAACTGGTATAACTTCAGCTTCTTTGCTTGGCAAAGATGGCATAAAGACTCCTGACTCAGGAGTAGAGGGAGCCTGGAGCCTTGGCCAGGGAATTATTGATTTCCTTTCAACTGGATCTTACGCTGGAGCTGGTCTCGGTAAGGGAATTGGCGAAGCTACTCAACAGGTTCAGCGCGGAGACCTTTTTGGTGGCATTGGTTCTATCCTTGCCGGACCTGGACAGGGTATTGCAGAACGTAGAACCTGGTCTCAGAACCTTCAGGATCTTGGAGTAAGCGAAGCTGATTCCGCTGGTTGGGGACTCGCATTAGATATTGCAGTTGACCCATTGTGGCTTGTTCCTGGTGGCGCAATCGCAGCAGGTATTAAAGGAACCTCTCGTGGTGTTATGGCCGGTGCTGCAGCAAGCAGAGCCGGTGTTCGCCTAAACAAAGAAGCATTTGATCAAGCAAGCAAAAGACTTGCTGAAGGACGTAGAGTCCCAGGAAGCAAAGAAGAAGCTCAAAGGCTTTCTCCACTTCGCGACATTCAAATTCGTGAAGGGAAAGTACAGGGACCTACAGCAGATGTTTATCCGACACCTGGAGCCAGGACTCCAGTACTTGGCCCAGAGGGTATCGGCAATCTTTACCGTGGCATCATGCAGGGTAACGCAGAAAACTACGCCGAATGGGCAGCTGTTAGAAAGATTCAAAAGGCCAGTAGGATCGTGCGCAAGGGTGATGAGGCTAGCCCTGAAAGAGTTGCAAAGTTCACTTCTAAATACGGTATTGATCCATTCAAACTACTTGCGCCAGTTGCTAAAGCTGCGGATGACGTAGCTAGCGATGTCGGTAGGGCTGCTGATTCACCTACCATGGATCGCGACATTGAAGACACCGTTGCAGATGTTACCGAGGCTTCAGAAAAGGCAGTAAAAGAGCAGACTCAAGCAACCACTAAGACACCTGTAGAAAAGGACGCTGGGGCGGTACAGGAGGCTGTAGACAATGCTCTAGACCAGGCTGGTGCGCCAGGCAAGAGTACTTTTGGAATGGCCCGTGAAACAGTTGGCCCAGTACGCGCTGAGTACCTAGCCTCTCGAGGCCTGCCTGGTCCTTCAGTAGACATGGCTGGCCTAGCTAACGTAAAGACTGCAAAGATCGCTGGCGAGATTGCTGATGAATACGATCGCATGATTAGCAACCCTAATGATCCTCAGGTTATTGCTGCATATAAGAAGCTTTCTGAAGAAGTAGAAGATCAGTACAAATTCTTGACCGAAGAAAAGGGCGTCAAGATTGAGTTTGTCGACAATGATCCTTACGTTAAAACGGTTGACGGCGTAGACGTTCCGGATGCTCAGGCCATGATGAAAGATGTCATGGAGAACAACACCCTAAAGGTTTACAAGACTGCTGACGATCAGGCTCATCCGATCTTAACCAAGGACATTAACGACAAATTCCGTGCAGTCCACGACTTCTTTGGTCACGCTGCATCTGGTAGAAGCTTCCAGGGTGACGGCGAAGAAGCTGCTTGGGTTTCCCACTCAATGATGTTCTCCCCGCTTGCTCGTCGTGCAATGACAACTGAAACTCGTGGTCAGAACTCATGGGTTAACAAGTTTGGACTAGACGAGGCTGGTAGACCGTTTAAGTTTGCGGAGCAAAAGGCTGGCTTGCTTCCTGATGCATATGTTGCACTGCCTTCTGAATATGCTGCACTTGAGAACGTTATTGAAGCAACTAATAGCTTGATTGGTAGAACTACCGCTGTGATGCTTACAAAGGCCGACGTCATCATGGACGATCTTGGCATGGTTGCTCAGCCTCTCCGCGGATCAGAATATAAGCCTGAGGATTTTGCGTCAATCAAGAAGTCCCTTGAGAAGATCACTGACAGCGAGTTAGTTAAGCCAGGAAGCGTTGAGCACACATCCGTTCTAAAGACTCTTAACCTACTAAAGAACAGGCTTGACGGCGGAGCAAGACTTTCCAGCATTGCTGAAGATCTAATTGAACTAACCACCAAACTCCCAGGCAATAGTGCAAATGCTTTGTCAAAGGTGCTTAACACTCCTACTGATGCTTCTGAGTTGCTTTCCGCTGCAGCAGCTGCCGAAGGACGTTCGCTTGATCTGCCAAAGCCATTTGCCCCAACCACTTGGTCTGCAAAAGAGGGAACCTATTCTAAGCCTCCATTTACAATGGAATACCTACAGCGCTTTTTCCCTAACGATGAAATCTTTAATGATCCTAAGATGCTTGATCTGGCACTTGGAAACACTCCAATTGCTAAGGCTGGCGTTAAGGCAATTAAGGGTGAAACTAAGGAGCAAGCAATTGCTCGTAAGCAGTCTTTGATTTGGGAAGCTTTTAGATCTCGCAACGCGGAGCAGTTAGCAGATGTCCAGCTTGCCGAAAAGCAGCTTTGGAAAGAAACAAACGACATCCCGAACTCACAGATTTTTGCTGAAGCTAAATCCGGCCTGGTTGGTCTAGGTGCGATTCCACTAGGTATTCCTGCTCGCATTCTTACATCACACAACGGCAGACCAACTACTACATTAGCTCAGATTCTTGAGAATTTGCCAGCAATGATTATTCGCGAGCCAAACAGAATGGTTCGCGGTACGGGTGGATTAGAACCGACAATCGGCGCTGCTCTAGGCAAAGTAAAGAGAGTAACAAAAACCATGGTTGACAAGGACGGCGAAAAGTTTGTTCTTAGCAACGGGCTTTTCCCCGAAGACGAAGTTCTTACTTACGCAACCTCAAAAGTTCGCGGTGCAAAGTTTGATGTTGTAGACGCTAACGGCAATCAGATCCCTGGCTTCATGAGTATTGTTAGATCTGGCGATGGCTTGCCTGCAGGAGCGCAGCTTGTTCCAGGAAACGATGCAGCTCGTGGGCTTATTGCAAGACTAAACCAACTAAAGCCAACCTTGGAAATCGACAGAATCCAACCAGTAGTTAAAGATTGGATCCTAAAGAAGCTTGACGCTGCTACTGGCGCTGTAACAGGAAAA